GAGCGCCGGGTTAGGCGCGGAGGGTTGAGGATGAGCGCAGAACGGAAAATTGCACGGGAACTGGACGAAAGCATGGCCGACGACCGGGCGCACCGAATAGCCAGTATGGCGGCGGAAGAACTGATCCGCTGCGAAGGCGAGGCCACCAGCGGAATCGACGAGTTTGCGATACCGCAATGCCAGGCCGATGACCACATGCGCGACTGCATTGCGCACCTGTGCTGGCATGGCGAGGCGGTGATCCACGAAACCGACGACGGATACATCGTCGTCAACCTCGGCGATTACACGCTGGATTCTCTGGCATGACGCCGAACGCTTAGTGGAGGGGCGCCGCTTCAGCGGCGTCCCTCTCGCACGCCGTGTTCGGCGGCACTGTAACCACAGGAGGCAACATGGAAAATGTTTTGGATGTGCGAGGCGGCGCGACACTGCGACAGATACGGGAGATGGCCGGCAGAGCAATGCTGGATGGCCCGCACGACTATGCAACCGAGGAACTGGAGGGGCCATTGCTTGATTTGGCTGTAGCAAAGGCCGTTGGACTCGGCGCAGTGATCCACAAGGTGGACAACGCGATAGCGCCGTTTTTCGAGTGCTGCGTGTTGAACGAGTGCGGACGGTTGCAATACCAGTACATCCCCTCGCGCGATTGGTACCAGGGCGGCAGACTGGTGGAGGAACACAGAATCAGCCTCACCGAACGCGGCGACAAGTGGGCGGCAGACGTGCGGGGTGGATGGGTGATTGAGGCCGCCACCCCGCTACTGGCGGCGATGCGCACACTTGTGGCCCGGAAGCTCGGCGCTACGGTGCGCATGTGACGCCGAACGCTTGCGGTGAGCCTGGCCACGATTAACCAACACAAGACCAGCGCCGCTCGCGGGCCTTGGCTCGACCGGATTGTTGGGCGCAACTGTCAAGGATTCCTTGACACATGAAGGATGAAACCATGCAGCAAGCAAATTTATTCGATAGCACTCGGCATGACCCTAGAGAAGCGCCAGCGGGATATTACGCCGCTCTCAAGGCCGAAGCGAAACCGAAGGACGGCAGCAACATTTGCCGCGCCTGCGACTGGCGCCATGAATGCCAGCGGCCTGACACCGATTTTTCTACGCCAGGACACAGGTGCATGGCATGGGCTCGTAACGACGCCAGTAGCGTGCTGTTCAGGCGCGCGGTGCCCAACGACTAAGGTAACGCGCCGCGCTTCAGNNGTTGACCGCCGTGTTATGCCGGTTTTTGACTAGGAGAACGATAGTGCGAATTTGGATTGACACTGAATTTAACGAATACCATGGGGCCCTGATTTCAATGGCGCTTGTGGCAGAAGATGGGCGCGAGTGGTACGGGGTTCGGTTCTGCGATGACCCTGGATGGTGGGTGCGTGAGCATGTGATCCCGCAACTACTGCAACAACCGGAGCGGGATGCAGATTTGCGCACCGGACTGGCCGAGTTTCTTGGGCAGTTTGATGCCGTGCATATCGTCTCGGACTGGCCGGGCGACATTGCGCACTTTTGCAACTTTTTGGAATATGCGCCTGGCGACAGAATCGGCCCGGACACGATGACCTTTGAGGTACGCCGCGATTTGCCGGACACGGCGACGACCTCAGCCATTCCCCACAATGCCCTTGAAGATGCTCGGGCGTTGGCGAAGGCTGACGCTCGCGGAGCGTCCCGCCTTAAGCGTTTTTTTGGGCACTGGCCCGGAGAGGAAACACGATGAAAGATGCTGACTTGAAAGGACAACAAATGACCGACATGATGGACAACTGGAAGCAAAAGGAATTGTGGACGCGGCGCGCCAATGATTTTCGCGTTGAGGTAAGCCACCACACGGAACCGCTCTGCTCATACACAAACGAGGGGCCGAACCGCTGGTGCGTGTATGCCTACATTTACCCGACGCACCCGCACTTTGCGAAGTTTGAGGGGGACAGGATGTGGCAGGACGCCGCCACGG